GCCTGTTGACATTCTCTAGGAGTTGGATACCCATCAGGTTCCAAACTCTCTATACTGCTATCTTTAGAATCAGATGATAACTCAAAAATTGAAGATGATGTTAAAATATCTTCTGAGTCATCAATTAATTCTAAATCGGAATCAGTAATTGAATAAACAGTATTATTAGAAGGGGGATCCTTCTTATCCTGTCTAAGAATGTCTATTGTTTTTGGAAATGATTTACAATGATCTGAAGACAATAAAACTTCAAGTTTTTGCAAATGTTGGATGATTCTATCACATTTATCAGATAAATCTTCAATATTAATAGATTTTGGAGATTGTTTAGCTATAGTTGCTTTTACATGTTTCTTGAAAGAAATTTTCATATAATCTCTCATTTTAGCGATATTATAAAATATCATCATAAAGAGAGGTGCAAATAGAAACATAAAATAACAAACTAAACTTGTAGTCTCTTGACATGTTAGACTATGAGCAATTAGCTCATCATCATCATGATCAAATCTATTATACATCGCTTCACGCTTACGTCTAATTTTAGTTGTAAGTGATTGACGTTGTTTAATATTATAGATTATCTTAATTTCATCCATAGTTATCAAATTTAATGCTACTCTATGTGGGTCAAAGGATGGACCATTACCAAATAGGAGATGAACTTTCTCAACTCCATATATGGTATTGCTTTGCCATTCAATATAACCACCAGAAAATATAGCATAAAAATAACCTCTATACTGTTCGGATTGATTAATAAGATATTCAAAAACATCTTTATCATAACCAATACCTCCTTTTCTCGAATGATGTCTAATGTAAAATTGAGCCTGTGTAGATAAATAAGGTTCATCTTCAGTAATTTTAACATTAGTTAAATCAATACGATTAAAGTAATCAGATAGAGAATGTTCATCGATATAATGTTGAAAGTTGATCTGTTGATCAATAGATTTTTCATCTTCTAAATCTAAATTTTGAGATTCTCCACCTTGAGATGCATGTGCAACTAAATCATCTTTATTCCAATTCCATCCTCGAAATAAATCTTTGATGGTCATAGGAATGGATAATGACATATGCTTTAATAGCATTCTAGATGGTGATTCTATAGTAGTAGGTTCAAAAGAGTCATTAACATATTTGATGAAAGAATCTTGATCACTCATATGATCAATAAAATCTTTCTCAATTAACGTAAAAAGGTCATCAATATCTACTTCATTAAAAATAGACATGTACTTTGAAGAATTTCCTGAACCAATTTTCCGAGGATATTTCTTACTTAGATAACCATAAATCCTTTCTCCATTACGAAAATCAGCACAAATATTAGATTTTAAACGTCTCATGATTGCTTCAGGGAACTTAATCCATTGTGAACAACCACAAATTTGATCTAAATCATTATTTGTCTGAAGAACATTATTGGTAGTTATGATAACTATATCAGGTTGGATCTGAACACTACCCTTCATTTCCAAATTAGGGTTAAGTGCGGTTTTACGAATATTATTGACAAAATCTATAATCTTGCGATAAGGATTTTTAGGAGTACCAACCGAAGCTTGTTCTTGGTCTAAATCATCAAAAATGACAACTTTATGATCAGAACGATACTCAGATTGATATTCATCTGTCTCATTGAGAGTTACAATTTTATCGGCTGATGGGATTTCTCCCATCGTTCGTAAAAGATGTTGTGCTAATTTAATAGCAAGGGTGGTCTTCCCAGATCCAGGAGGACCAGATAACAAAATTCCATAGGGTTGCTTTCGGATTGTGGCGTCAGCAGTATCTGACTCAAATTGGCGTGAGATATTTGATAAAACATTCATATATCTTGAGCGAGCCACCATAGGAATTGTAATCCAAGGTATTCTAACCAAGGCAATAGTCCCATCGACTAAAGCCTTATATTGTTCACGTGTATAACTATACTTATTCGATACACCAATCTTCACTTGATTGGACAAAGACACAATTTCCTCAATACACAAAGTGTAATAAAAGTAGGAAACAATAAGGTTAACAAAGAACATAAAACATAAAAGAAACAATGTTGATAAGCGAGCCAATCGCGTAAAAGCATTGTAAATAAAAATATTGTTAAGTGGTAAATAAATTAAATTGTTAGTAATGCATTTGATTTTGATACGTACAGGCGCATTAGTCTGTCGTATTTTGCTCCATAAAACAAAAGTCTCATTCCTGCAAGATTAATCTGGAGAAAATTTAAATCTTGGGTAAATCAGAGAACTTAAGGAAATTTCGTATGCTATGCTCAAAGTTTACGAATTTCGAAGAAAACTTATAATTATCTTACAATTCAATAACTTTAGACTTGGAACCAAAATAAGCTGGTTTCAAGACTTCAGTCATTTCCTCGTAAGAGATGAATGGGACGAATCCATGCAAAGATGGATTCAAATCTACAATATTTTTGATACTATTGCAGAAAGAGGTATAAAAAGTTCTACCATGTAAATAAGCTTCACGGAAAGCACCATCACAATAACTCGAAAATTGAGATTCAAAAGATAGAGGGCTTTCAGAAGGTTTCTTTAAATAATAAAACTTCTTATAAATTGAATCAGTTTCAATTGGAGCAACGATACAACCTAATGTTTCGTGCTTAATAAAATTTCTCTTAAGAAAAGAGATATCATTAATTCCAATGTAAGGTACTGATTCCGAACCTTTATCAGCCATAGTATATTCAATGTTCACATCAGAGAAAACTTTTTGACATGAAGTATGATTAAACCATGGACAAGTTTTTGCAACAGACATAGCATTATCATCACCATAAGTAATAAGAGCAATGTTCTGTGCAAAACGGGTGGAAATCTTTG